TTAATTGCATCTTTAAGATGCCCTAAAGCATCAATAGCCTCATCATTCACGCCTTTCATTAAAACATCATCATACGTTATGTCAAAAAATTGTTCAGCTTTTACGTTTTTTGAAAAATTATTTTTTAATACAGAGCAAGTAAGCTCCATGTCCGATTCACCATTGGTCCGAAAACTGTCATCAATAGAAGTAGTAAACCATAGCTTTGTCAACGTGTCTACAACTGACGGTTCAAGATGCTTGACAATTTCATCAACGTAAGCGTAGGTGGTTATAGCGTTCGGGTCACCACGAAGACAGAGTAATAAAACGGCGGTGGGTTTGTAAGGGTGAAATGCTGTTTCTGTGTGCAAACCAAGTTCTATTTTTGATGAAGTAGAAATCTGTTGATTTTCTGTTTTCTTAATTGGGAATATATTTTGGATTAATTCACCCTTTTGTTCTTGGGCAAAACTTATTGGCCAACCATAAACCTGAGCATATTTTAAAAGTATATTGCGAGATGGGTTTAGCGTTAAATTATTAAAATTTGAGTTTTTGGGCGTATTTGGAATATCGCCAATATCCAAATTCTCGATAAGGACAATACCTCTATCCATAGGAGATTTACTCTAGTACAGAATCCGCCTCTATCCAGACCCTAGCCCCACACTTATCTGGTGTATCTGACTGCACAACTTTGGCTGCCTCATGTCCACAATTTGAGCAAATTATCGTAATGCTCTTGCTGTGTTTGGAACCCTTATAGGTCCTATCAATAATCGCAGCGAGGCCTTTTTTAATTTTTTGTTGGTGAACGTGAATGATATGTTTCATGGCGCCTCATGAGAGAATCGAACTCCCCTAAAATGCTTAGAAGGCATTTACTTTATCCACTAAGTTAATGAGGCTAGATTCCTTCTGAAAAAATCTTTCAATGAGCGGCATGTGCTTAGCCATTTATCCTCTTTCTTTGCCTAATCCGCATACACTCTGCGCACGTCCTATATTTTCGTCCACTTTTTTTTACGTACCACTTTTCTCCATAAATACTAAAGTCGTGGCCTTTTCTGCAGTGATTTAGTTTTTGGGGCTGTTCTGCCTTTTTCTTTCGCCTACATTCGCTACGTTCCTGTCTCCACCTTTTGTGACACTCCTTGCAATCACGTGTTTTGAAACCAGTACGTTTACTGATTTTATAGATTGTATTTTCTTCATCATAAGGATGACCATGTTTACAGTGTGTCTTCCTGCTCTCTTTGTGATTTCCATACATAACCGAATAACGCTGATTATGGGAACGGCTTCCAACCTCAAGGTGGTCCGGGCGAACGCATGGTGGATTATTGCAAAGATGACAAACTTCCAACCCACCAGTGACAGGACCGTTTAATTTTTCCCAAATATATTTATGTGTCTGGACTTTTTTATTTATTCCGTTTCGCCTGCACGAAAACATGCCGTATGTTTTCACCTTGTTCGCAGTCCATTCCCAGCAATCCGGGAAATCTGGATTTGGTCCAGATTTATCTACTTTCTCCCAAAAACGTTCTTCTTCTGGGATTGGTTTTCTTCCTACCATGCCTCTACTTTATCGGGCAAGCACCTGTTGCGCAATTGTCGAGGTCCAAATCACCCATGAACGCAACCTCTTGCAATGGGGTTGAGAAATCAACCTTGGCGAGCATTTTGCTGTACTCATCCTTGGTGATTTCTTCGTATGGAGGCAAGGAGAAGTTGTGGTCAACATGCAACAAGAATGAAACAGACTTTACGCTCTTGTCGTAATTCTTTGAGAGCCACTCCTGGATTTCTCCAAGTTCCTCTTTGCGGTAGTAGACGGTAACGGAGACGGCATTGTCTGCCCACTCGGTCTGCATCCTCTTGACCCACTCAAGTTGCTCTACTGCTGTCATTGCCGAAGCAAGAATTGAGCCCTCTGGTGACATGCACGGGAAGTCCACCACATAGCGCGTGTGGTCCTCTCTGCCGTCAATGCCAATATCCCATTGAACTTTATATCCACGCTTACGACACGCATCGACAAGTGGGTCAGAAGAGCCAAAACGAACTCGTCTAACGTAGAAGGGAGCAAATGCAGGGTGGATTCCAGGAGTCACACCAGGAAGGAGCGAAAGCGTTCCAGAGGGCTGAACCGTGGTCAAGCGAACAGACTCAGGCCATCCACGCTCAGCGGAGTACTGCTTGTCAAATTCCTGCAAGTATTCATACGCAGGAGACAGCCACGAAATCTGTTCTTCCGAGCATTGAAGTATCCCAGTCACAGATTGTCCAAGTCTTGCGTTCTTGCTTACGATACTTGTTGTCTTCTCGTACGGGTACGCCATACGAGTAATTTGTTTTTGTGTCTTGTAAAGCAAACGGGAGATTTCTTTAAATTGCTCAAGTGACTCAATATTTGACAAAAATATGGTTGCTAAGTTACATGATTCCCCATCAGCAAGAGCAATCTCAGCGCAGGGATTAAAGCCCTCAATTGAATTATCAATTTTTATTTCACCGAGGCGACCATATTTGCGGGCAAGACGGCGATTTAGTAGTCCGTAGGGCTCCCCAGTGCCGTCGTAGCCCTTCCATAGCTCACTCATTATTTCGTCATAATGGTCTGCGTAAATTGAGTTATTCGAATTTGCTCTCCAGGCAGGAATGTTGCCTGATGCCCAGTTTTTAGCGCGGATAAACAACACATCGTCTGGGTCACCCATGGCGATTTGCGCTGAACGTCGTGAAGAACCAGAAACGACAATACGTCCAATGATGTTGCAGATGTCCAACACATCAATAGAACGAAGTTTTTTACCTTCACGGTTCTGCAAGACCTTGCAGATATCTGAAATTCCATCAATGAGCGCGCCAGGACCGGATGCGGTACCACCAAAAGTATTCAAAGGAGCTCCATATTCACGAATCAAAATAGTTGAATACGAAAATGATTTACCGGTATCAAAATACGATTTCAATACAGCATGAAGAAGACGTTTCCAACCTTGACGCGAATCAGGAACGATAATGTCTGCGTCATTGCTGCGTTCTTGGGTGATTACAACCCCTGACTTAACTTTTGGTAAATCGTGAATCTTTGAACGCTCTACAGAAAAACCGACACCACCACCAAGCATTAAATACTCAAACAAAAGCTCAAAATCTTCAATTTTTTCAATATTGGTGAAATAACAATTGTTAAGCGATGTGGCATTAAATTTTTGGACGAGAGGTGTTCCTAGCTGCCATAAAGAGCGTCCAGAAAAAGAACAACGAAGATTGAAGCAGTGGTCAAATAGTTTTTCCGCTTCTTCCTTGGTGTAATCAACACCTATTTCATGCGCACCATTAATAACTCTTTGAAGAGTTTCAACCCATGTTTCGTTATTTCCATTACTTTTTTTGCGACTATATGTTCTAAGGAAAACAATTTCCCCCATGCCGTTAAAACCCCATGGTGGTAATTTTTGAGAATACGAATCTACAAATTCTTGGTCAAGTAATGTCATAATAATTTTCCTTAAGTGGTTTAAATGGTCTATCGATATTAACCGAAATCAGAATACTAAAATGGTCTAAAATTAATCAAATTATTTTTTGATTAGACCCAAACTCTCGGCTTCTTTGTATGGTATGTATTTCCCTTTTGCGTGAAGGATTACCTTAACACTTGTAAATGGAGTTATTTGCACTGTTTGCAATATGTCTTCTTCAACTAAGAAATTTTGAATTTCTTTAAGTTCTTCTGTTGCGCCATAGCCGGCTATAATTTTTGGTGGCTCAGATTCTCCGACGCAATCTCCAGTTGGATGTCCGCAAATCGGACAGGGGGTGTTTTGTTGTATCCCCGAACCGCTATTACGTATCAATCCTGCGCTAGCCCTATCCCTAAATGAAGGAGAGTCGTAGAACGGCATACCCCATTATATACATTAATTAAATTCCTGTACATAGAATCCGTTATGTTTAATTAGCATTCTTAGCTCATCATAAGATTCTTTAGGTAAATCATCAATAACTTTTTCTGCTAAAACTGATTGCAACATTCTCGGATAAAGTCCGTTTCTTAGCTGAGCATCTGGCCCGTTTGGGTAAACCAAAATCTCGGACCAATCAATACTTTTATTTAAGCCATAAGAATATGGAATTGCCACCATGCTCACGTAGGATGGGGCTCTACCATCTTCTTCAACACCAGCATGACTAACAGTTATGCATTCTTTTACTCCTATATTGGGGTCAAGAAAAGCCATAGAAAGCTCCATATCCTTAGTTCTGGTTTGGTTAGCCGAGCAATAGCCCTCTGCGACCATGGCTATTGAATTCACCCCCCAGTACCGTCTGAGGACCGAACATAACTCAGCCGCTATATGCAGCCTTTTATCGGTAGAAAGGCTCATAAGCTCCCTTTTCATTTGGCACACAATAACCAGACGGTCATCAACCCAGCCAAAAAAGTTCATACTCAAGTCCTCCCCTATTCCGTCCTCCTTAACAGTATTTGACTTGGCTAATTGAGCAGCCGTCATGACTAGGGCCATTTTGCTCAGGGAGTTATCATAGTCATCCACAAGCCCAGATTAAGCCAATTAGCCCTTCCACAGGGGATGGTCGTGCTGAGCACATCCACTAAGGAGTATTTTTGTGTACTAAGCTCTTGCCCATGACAACACAAAAGAAAAAATCAACCCCAAAGAAAAAAGCTACCCCTAAAGCAGCTAAGGCACCTGCGGCTTCAAAACCAAAAGAGAGCGCACCAGTTGCTCCAGAGGTCAAGTTGCCAGCGCCAGTTCAGGCTCCAATCAAGGTGGCTCTGCCTGCAAAAAAGAAAAGTTTTTTGCGCAGATTTTTTGGGTTTTAAAAATTCAATAATTTCTCTTTTTCAAAAAAGAAAGTAGCGCTATGACTACGGAGCATCGTCGCGCCCCTAGACGAAAGATAGTCGAGGTGAGCCGCGAGGGTGCTTGGGGTAAAGTCAAGTATAAACACCTACTTGAATGTGGGCACACCGAAGTAAGACCCAGGGCGTCATCAACACCGAGTCTTGCTTGCGCATGGTGTCTCAGGGTAGATGTAAGACAAAAAGAAATCAATGCTCTCTCGCTCACCAATAGGGGACCATATATCGATACGTCGCCATTAATGGCATCTGATGAAATCACATTAAGTAAAACACGGGCTTTACTCTCTTCCAGGTTTGGAGTTCCTCTTGATTCCGTTGACATCATTTCCAGCGACGTCAACGGAAATTTAGAAATAAATTATGCAATAATTTTTCTTTCTTCGGGGGATGTGGCTAGGCTAATGAAATCATAATCACATCAAAGGGAGTTAGTCGATGGATAATAACAAAGAACCTTTTAATAATCCACCGAAAAACGGCAAATGTGTTGGACATCCCACGGAGTTATGGTTCCCTCATCACGTCAGGGGAGCAAAGGTTCAGGAATTTCGCGAAAGAAAAGAAAAAACACGAAAAGCAATTGCGATTTGCAAAACCTGCGATGTCAGTGAAGAATGTTTGCAATATTCATTAAGACACGAACCATGGGGCATATGGGGTGGCAAAACTGAACTGCAACGTGCAGCAGTACGTGTTCAAACCAATGTTCGGCTTACTCGGGATGGAAAAATATTTATACCTGGATTGGGTAATAGAAATGCCAACGGAGAAGCATTAATTCGTCAACCCAAGAGTCTTAAGAGACCAACCGCATTGTCTGAGGTTCAGTAAAATGCCAACACCAGGCCCAATAGCAGAAAATTTTCTGACACGACTGTCGTCGGTGAGACAAACAGGTTCCGGTTGGCAGGCTAAATGTCCATGCAGGAATGACGATAATAATCCATCTTTATCCATAGCGGAAGGCTCGGATGGTCGAGTGCTGGTGACTTGCCATAGGGGCGGTGGATGTGATGTAAATCAAATATGTACTGCCGTAGGACTCAAGGTTCATGAATTAATGCCACCAAAAGAGGAGCGAACCGAAAGGAAAGAGAAATTAAAATTTGTTGCCGCTTACGATTTCACTGATGAGCATGGTCATTTATTATTCCAGAAAGTACGTTTCGTCAATCAAGACGGCGTTAAAACTTTTAGACAAAGAAAACCAGACGAAAATGGAGAATGGATTTATTCTTTAGGCGAGACGCCAAAAGTTTTATATAATCTTCCTGCAGTTTTGGCGGCAAAAGCAAAAGGTGAACCTATTTGGGTTGTTGAGGGAGAAAAAGACGCTAACACGCTTATTGAGATGGGTCTTTGCGCCACCACGATGCCCGGTGGGGCAGGTAAGTGGCTAGACATACATACCGATGCATTGTCGGGTGCTTTAGTTGAAATTATTACAGACAATGATTTACCAGGCAAGCAACACGCTCAAACGGTTCTTGAGGAATTGTTAAAAGCAGGTTGTGATGCTCAAATATGGATTTCACCAAAAGCAAAAGATGTAACCGACCACCTAAATGAGGGCTTATCGCTTTCCGACTTAATAGCTTTTGAACCAGAGAGCAAAGAAGTTGATGAGTCTCAACTAAATCCAAAAGACCTTGCCATCCATCGGCTCAAAGAAGTACTGGATAGAGCAGATTTGGATTCTCAACAAAAAATTTCTAAATCATCGTTAATTATTGCTGCATCGACAATTGTCGACCCAGGCGACCCAGGCAGACTCATTCAGTGGAATGATTTTATTAATGAAACGGGTTCAGACAGTTATGATTGGGTCATACCAAATTTAGTAGAAAGGGGTGAGAGAGTTATTGTTGTTGCAGCTGAAGGCGTTGGTAAAACAATGCTTGCTCGTCAAATTGCCTTATGTTCTTCATCTGGTGTGCATCCCTTTACTTTTCAGCCAATGAAGCCAGTAGTGACTCTTACTGTTGACCTAGAAAACCCAGAGAGAATTATTAGAAGAATGTCTTCTTCTATTTTGAATAACGCAATGAGCATGGGCAGAGTACCAAAGGTGACTGCATCTATTTTAACAAAACCAGCAGGTATGGACCTACTTAAAGCATCAGACAGGGCCATTTTGGAAGAAGCTATTGACAGAGTAAAGCCAGACATTCTGTTAATAGGGCCGCTATATAAAGCATTCGTTGACCCAGGTGGAAGAACATCAGAAGCCCTTGCTGTTGAGTTGGCGAAATATCTGGACACAATTCGAACCGTATATAAATGCGCTCTTTGGCTTGAGCACCACGCGCCACTAGGTACAACTATGTCATCTAGAGACCTGAGACCATTTGGTTCCGCAGTGTGGTCAAGGTGGCCAGAATTCGGAATCTCCCTTCAACCCGACCCAACATCCCCCGACCCATATGTTTACGACATTAGGCATTTTAGAGGCGCTCGTGATGAACGGCCTTGGCCAGTAAAAATTAAACGTGGCAAACGTTTCCCTTTTGAGGTGCTCGAAGCGTCTAAGATAATTGTATGAGTGATGAAAAATCTAATAAAATCTCCACAAGGGAGTTTATTAGTGACAGAGATTTACGTATTTTCAAACTACGTCAAGCCGGAACCTCGACATCTGAGATAGCCCGTCGTTTTGGGGTATCAACAACGGTCGTATCTCGTGCAATACAAAGACAATTGCAAAAGATGAATAGTGAAACACTTTTAGCGTATCCTGAGGTTTTGAGACTAGAACTAGAACGACTAGACAACCTTCAGCAGGCTATTTGGCCACTAACCCAACATAGACGTGTGGTTATGGATGATGGAACAGAACAGTCAGTTGAACCGGACCTCAAGGCAATACAGCAAGTTTTGGGGATTATGGATAGAAGAACCAAGCTCCTGGGGATGGACCAAGCAAACATCAACGTTCAAATGGACGTTAAATCATCGACAACTGAATCGATTAAAGCAACGCTTGCTGGCTCTGACAGTCTAAAATTGGCTGCTAACAGATTCGACCCCGAAGCTGAAGCCAAACAACTGTTGCAATTGATGGGTATTTCTGGTGTTTTGCCAGAATCCGTCATAAATCAAATCTTGGAAAAAAACGAAATACATGATGCAGAAATTGTTGAGGATGAGGAACAGGAAGATGAATAACGAACAAGACAATATAGAAAACAAAGACTCAAATTTGATTTCCGCAATGAACCATGTCGCAGAAAACACCTCCATGTCCGTTTCCCCAATGCAAAAATCCGACGACGCACCGGCCGACAAGCAAGTCCTTATTCGCGCAACCGAACACGACCGAGATAGGTGGAAAAACGCATCTAATAAAGTTGGGGTCACTCTTTCTTCGTGGATTAGGGATGCCCTAAATAAGGAAGCCGCAAACGTCCTGGACTGTCCACATCCCAACCACCAAGTGAGATATTACCCATGGGCAACAATATGTCTTGAGTGTGGACAAAGATTCCCTGTTGCTCAATAAGTAATTATTAAACCTTGTTATATCGGCCCTAGGTCGACAGGACATACAATAGGTGTACCACTATGTTCGAACCAATTATCATAAAGCTTGACTACTCGCCACGAGACGAAAGACATAGCAAACAAACAAAAGGCGTTACATCTAGGCTTGGCAAAAGAATTGGTAGAGGCCTGATAGGTAGGCCAAATATCGGTAGAAACAGAAGAACGATTGGTTCTGGAAGAATTGACATACCTACAGGTGGTGTGCGCGGATACAAGAGACCAACAGGAAATCGTCGCGACATTGACAGAGATGGCTGGGCAGACGAAGGCACAAC